GAGAAGCAAATATAATATTATGGAGATTCTTAATATTAATGCCGGTGCTAAAAGTGCCAAGGCTAGCAACAATAATAGAGTTTTTTTGCTTTTCAACAATGTCTCTAATGGCTTCACGATCTGATGTCTGAGTGTTTCCAGATACAAAAAATATTTTCCTTTCGCTGTCTGCTTTAGTATTTATTAAATCAAAAAGTGGCTTTCCATGCTTCTCTACTAAATTAAAAAGTACTAAGGTATTACCTTTTTGATCTAAAGATAAGTTACGAATAAATTTATTTCTTTTATCGTTCTCTACTATATATTCTATTTCTTCTTGATAAGTCTTTTTACCAAAATCTTGTCTAGATTCTAAATCGTATTCTAATACTATTCTTTTTATATCTAAATCTGCTAATGTTTTATTTTCTTGGAGCGCGCGCGTCGTTGTAACTTTATAAGTCTTTCCAAATAAACCTTGTAATACTAATTCATGGGTTTGAGTTCCATCTAACGTTCCGGTTGTTCCAAATCTATATTCGGCTTCTGTTGCTTTATTCATAATATTCATTAATGATTTAGATTTAAATCCATGACATTCATCACCTATTACCATACCAAATTGTTCGAACCACATTTTCGGTAATTTGTAGATTGATTGCCACGTAGAAATAACAATAGCAGATTCAATATTATCTTTATCTTTACCTGAATAAATTTTATGTATTCCGCCTTCAGCTTGACCATAAGATACAAAATCGCTATGCATTTGTTCTACAAGAGAAGTAGTAGGTACAATTACTAATATCTTACTAGCTTTAGGCCAATTTAACCCGGTTGTCAGCATTTCATACCAATATTTTACTAATACGTATATTATTAAAGATTTGCCAGATCCAGTAGGAGATAGCAATATTGCTCTCTTCTTTTTTAATCCATGTAATACGGCCGTAAATTGATAATCTCTTAATTCCCAAGGAAGCTTTAAATTTTTAGAATAATTGTATATTTCATCAGGAGTAATATCATTTGTATCATTAGCTAATCCATATTTAGTTTTAACTAACTTAACTTTATATCCTCTATTTTCACACATCTTAAGAAAATGATAATATAAACCAGCTGGCAATTCACCGCTAGTTGAATCAAATAAACGTATTTTTCCATCCCAAATTCTACGTTTAAATGCCGGCATGAATCTATAACCTGGCACAAAAAAGGAGAAAAATTCTTTTAACTCAGCTGCTACTCCATAATCACAATCGATATGAAGATTTGCGTGACTTAATTTCCTGACTGAAATTGCTTCCATTTAATTATATTGCTTATTGTTTGGTGTCGCCATTTTATTGTATCTACTATATCTGTTAATGTTTCTACTACAGTTTTAAAGTATTGTATTTTTTCTTCTGATTTTTGTATTTCAGGATCAGCATCATAATAGTAATCCATTTCACCTTTTAATATTTTTAAACCATCGAACGGATCTGGATCCCAACCCTTTTCTACTATTTCTTCTTGAGTCATCTTTCCATTATAATATAACCACTTATCTTTTAATAAAGATTTTTGAGACATCTCAGCTCTACGCAATAATAACTTTGCGTTTGCTAATTTCTCTAAATATTTTGAATGTAGTAGCGGTGTTTTCCGAGAGGATTCATCTAGATGCATATCACTTATCACATTATCTTTTGTCCATTCTTCAAGGACTTCATTTAAATCAATCATTATATTCCTATTTCAAATAATTTCCGTCTAAATCATGGGTACCACTATTATGCCATGCCCATATTGTACAATTAATCACTCCATAATCAACATTCCAATCACGAAATGGAAGATTAGGTATTTGTCTTTTTCTTAAAATTTTATAATGACCTATAAATAATTCATATCTATTTTTTCCAAAAACCCAGTCTCTTATAATCTTTATCATCTTTATATATCCAACCTTCAGCTTCTAATAAAAGTCTTTTGGTATCATATCTATCACTTTCCCACATAGGTATAATTTCATCGTATTCTTCCATATCATTGTTTAAACGTAAATGAACTTCTATTAATTTATCTCCTATAAATTCACAGTTAATATATCTATAATTATTTTTAAGTGTATTTAAAATCTGAGGATACGGAACTTGATCATCAACCTTTTTCCAACTTTCCCATTTCCATAGAGGTTCGTCTTTATCTTTAAATCCTTCGGCTGCAAGAATTTGTTCTTTATCTATATAGTCAACACTTAAATGTCTTCCTTCAAACATCTCACACCAAAAATGTCCGGCCGGTAAATAAGTAGTTTCTCTGTGAATAAATTCTTTTATAGCATCTCTGCCCATACCAGCAAAATTACTGATAGGCCTAACTATATACCAATCAGGTTTTGGTACCCAAGAATCTACTGGTCCGCAATTATAACCTAATTTTCTACTGAGAATTAATTTGTCGTATATCCATAAATCATCTAAATTAGTTTCAAACCATGTTTCATCATCTTCTTTTATCATACGATATCAAAGTACATAAATCTAAATGAAACAGCATAAGTTACAAATTCTGTACCAGTTGCAGTCGATTCAAAGGTAATATCACCTAATGAAGTTGGTACACAATCTTTATATACTATTTGTTTTGTTTTATTGTTATGACTTGATAATATTGATATTGTAATATCTGAATAAGTTGGAGGTTTTTGTTTTTTCCAATCTCTTCTTATAGCAGGTACATCTGAAGTTTCAACGTTTCTTCTTATCCAATCGTGCATTTCAGTGTATGATGACATATTCTCATCTAATATAATAGTAGCTCCTAATTCATTATAAGTCAAAGAAGATCCAGTTAATGGAACTCCAGCAACTTGTCTAAAGGGCATTTCTACTTGTTGAGTTATAACTCCAGGATGAGTTATAGACTGAGCAAAGTATTCTAAGTTCGGATAATTCTCACGATCAATCGTAATCTTATACGAGGTGGGTTGTAGATAATTTAAATTTGTTGTTAAATCTGCCATACTAGTATTTATACAAAAAAAGAGGGGCTCGAAGGCCCCTCTGAAGTTTTAGAATTTTCTTTATTATGTGAGGATATGATCCACTCTGAAAATTCTGTAGTACTGGTTAGTTCTTGCAGTAGCAAGTCCGTCTGTTGGAGAAGATCCAACAAAAGGATTGGAGACCATACCATATCGAGTCTTAAAGCCGATTTTTGGTTGGAATGTATTCTCGCCAACTGCTCGTACCATGGTTAAAGGTACGTATGGGCAATAGAAAAGTCCAGCATCGTATGGGTTTGTACCCTTATATCCAACGTTACAGTAATCTGCAGATGCGTATGGATCGATGTATACTCTCATTCTACCGTTTAGAGTACCTGCAAATGTATTGCCTGTATCGTCAACGTTCAATGAAGTATTCATGGCTGGAGCGTAATCTAGCATACCAGAAGCAGATAGAATTGAGGCAACGTCTGATGAACAGATCATAAAGTTACCCTTACCACGTCTGGTTTCTTTTGCGATTACATTTGATTCTCTTTCAAGCTGAACAATAAGACCTTTGAATTTCTCTACTGACCAACGACCATCAGCGTCATTAGTTAATGAGAAAAGACCTTTTGTGTTCATGTTAGACTGAAGACAACCGATTTTAGCTTGCTGGTTAACAGTTCTGACAACTTCACGGTTAATTTCTGCCAAAATTTCTGTTGACAAAATGTTTGCCAATTCAGTTTCAGCATCTAGACCATGAATAGCTTTCAAGTCTTGAGCAAGTTCTAGAGTGTATTCAGCTTTGAGTGCTCTTGACTTCGCAGTCACTGTAGCTTTCTCAATGGTAAATCCCATCTCTGCAAATGCTTGTCCACCTGATATACCTAGGTTTTCAGCTTCGTTTGTTGTTAAAGCGTCACCAATTTCAGGTACATAAGAAGCACCAGAATCAGAAATATCTGAGTCAGAATTTGTATCAGATACGCCATATAAACCTGAAGAACCTTTAGTTCCGTTACCAGTTGTTGTTGAGTCACCAGAATAGTTAACTAGTGCTTCGTCAAACAACGCTTCAGTGTTATCAGCTTGAGCAGCGCCTTTAGCAGCACCACCTGTTGATGTGT